TATTCTTCCGAATTCTCATTATCTTCAAATCCGATACGAAGTTCACCGACTTTATTTCCGTCTCCACCTTTGATGTTGACATTCTTATCGGCTTCCCATCCATTCCAGGCACCAAGAATCCGGGCGGCTTCTGTCTTGCCGTTGAACTCATAATTAACCACTCCTCTATTATTCTGAATCTTCTTCAACGCATTACGGGCGCGCTTTGGAAGTTGGGACGGACTTCTCATCTTTGTTTTCCCGGTAACAGGGTCTACATAATGTAAATCATCGGGATCAGCGAGTACAATATCCATTAATACCTTCTCGACCGTTTTCCTCTCTACTTCAGTCTCTTTCGCCCTCTGTTGCTTAATCTCACTTATCCTTGCACTAACCTTGCTATTGGCTAACAATCTGCTAGCAGCACTCCAAATCGTTTCAGGTTTCATCTTTGACGCATCATAAGACATCCTATATGCTTCACTAGCATTACCTTCTGTATCAACGTAGTATTTACAGAATTTCTCTTGCTTGAATGTTAATGGTTTCTCTTGCTTTCCCATATCATTTGTTATTTATTCCTACGAGAAAAAGAAGCTGCTCTCTATCCTTTAAAAGCTCATAGGTGGCAAGCAGTGTGCTGCCAGTTGTTAATATGTCATCATACACTATTATTTTCTTTTCCTTTATCGGACGAAGAAGAAAGAATTCTGGATTCAATCTATCTTTAGTTAGGCACTGGATTGCATTCTCATAGAATGGTATTTTCACCGCCCCCGCAATTTTCGTACAGATAGAGGTTGAAAAATGAAAGCCCTCGTTGTGTCTCCGTCGCGGTGTGGTGACTATACACCATCCTTCATATCCCCCTACTATGAAGCGGTGGAGAAACTCACACGCTCTCTCTGCAAAGAATGATGCAAGTTCCTCCGACTGTTTAATTTCTGAAAAGCTGGTACCAGTCTTGGAACGGGTGAACTGGGAGATGTAATAGATATCACCCTTTTTATGAAGTGATACCTTTTCTTTCAGATCACATAACCGTTCCTGATGAGACCAGCTCTTATATTTCACCGCTTCCGGCTTATCCCAGTCATCAATACGACATATCTTTCCCTTTCCTTTCATCAAAGATCTTCTTTACTCCGTCCTCGACAGATGTGTAAGACAAAGGTACTAAATAGATATCCCGGTTCACCGACTGCTCTAAATTGTCAAAATCCCGTTTTTCATTAATTAGCTCAATTTCAAACGGTTTGTAGTATTTTACTAAAGAAGCAAAATACATAGTAGTCACAGGTTGGACGTTACAAATATTGATAAGTTGCCGGTTACAACCCACCGAATAGATAAGCCCCTCAATGACATCATCTATGTAAGTGAAGCACCGGATATTCTGACCACAGTTGTATAATGACACGTTTTCCTTTTCCATCAGGAACCAGAGAAGAGTTCTTTTTCGCGGATTAGGTCCATATACATTATGCAGCCGGCACCCGGTCGCAGCCTTACAATAGATAGATGCATACTGTTCATCGAAATACTTGCTTATTCCATACATAGAAGTGGTATTCTCCGGATTCGCTGTTGACGAACTAGCATATACTAACTTCACATGATTTTGATTGCAAGCATTAGCTACTCGCATGAAAGTATCAATGTTATCCTTCCTGATTTGTTCCAGGTTTCCATTAAAAACGCTTGTTTGTGCCGCTAAATGGAACACACAATCAATATCCTCATTCTTTAGATACTCGCATACTTTCGTAGCTTCAGTACCGCACTTTCGGTCAAGTCCTATGACTTCAATACCTCTTTTTACTAATTCTCGGCAAAGGGCTTTTCCTATAAACCCCTCACTGCCGGTTACAATCATTCTTCTCATCATCACAAAAAAATAAAGGATATATCAAACTCTCGTATATCCAAATTCAACATATTGTTAGTAAAAAACTCAAAAAAACATTAACTTCAAAATAGAATACACTACATTTGTAGCTGTATAAAATATAAAATCAAATAAAATGAAAAGACCGCAAATAGATATAATCAAATACGCATTAATTGCAACAGCCATATTTACTCTAATATTAATATTAGTATATGTATATAGATTTCATCACGGACTGTCCTATAATCATAATGATTTTGCTGATTTCGGCAGTTATTTAGGTTCAATTACAGGATTACTTGCTTTCATTGGAGTACTTTATACAATAAAAGACTCACAAATAAATAGACAAATTGATAATGAAAGGTCAACATTTTATAATTTGTTGGGATTATATCAGCATCAAGTCGACACCAACAAATATACTGAACACCAAATTGAGAAAACAGGAATTGAAGCATTCAAAGCATACGCACATGAAGCGCGTTCATTATTCTATGCTTATGTAATATATCATTTTATAAAAGATGGAGAAAAATTTCCATCAGAATTAACACAAGTCAGTAAGTTAGACGAGCAAGCATTTCTGGAGATTTATACTAAGTTTGGAGTTCATTCAACTACAGAATTAAATGTATTATTAAAAAGTAGGGATCCCAAATATTATTACGATACTATATACGAAATAAAAGGCATAATAATGTCAAGCAAAATTCATGAAATGTATCGTATAATTGTTGCATCAATCTGTAATAGGATTTGTATAGAAAAAAGATACCAACAGCTCTATAAGTTCATAAGAAATGTCGGAGATTATTTATATGGGCAATATGGACAATATTTAGGGCAATACCATAGAAACATATATTATCTGTTGGATTCAATCCAAAATTTTAAATACCCCAATGACTATTCTAAAATATTTAGAGCACAATTATCCTCAGATGAGTTAACAGTCATACTATTCAATTCAATGAGCTCGCAATCAACTCTCAAAACAATTTCTTTATTAAAGAAATTTGATATATTCAATAACATTATTGCCCTCGAACTTCCTATATCTGGATATGATACAGAAAAAGAAATCGTAATTCAGACTATTAACTCTCTTTTTCATGAATTTATAGCTGATTCTACAAACAAATGATTATATACCCAATTATTATATTTATTGTAACTGTACAAGAATATAGGGAAAAGAGTGGTTGTATTATTCAACAGTTTTCTCTATACTTCCGCATTCAGAACGTTCAATTTCTACTTATTTGATACCAAGATAATCCCAAAAAGAAAGTCTACCTTTTACATTCTCAATAGGACTTTCAAAAAGTATTGGATTAGCTAATACCCAGTTATAAACTTCTTTTTCAGCCCAGATGGAAGAATGATTCTGTACACAATCCACTATCTCAATGCTACCGATAATGGAGCCTGTACAAAAACTAAAATCTTTCCACTCTTTGTTTTCCGGTAATGCCAATAACTGCTCATTGGTAAGTATTGAATCATAGAAATTATCGTAATTCAAAGGTTTACCGCTTGAATGAATCAGTACCCTCTGTCCTAAGTATTTCTTAGGACACGACCAAGTACGGTTCTCAATGTTTTTAATACCGTGGACTATCAAAGAAGCCCACGGTTGTTTTATTGTTATTGCTTTCATTTCTATTCTTTATTCCTCCAATAGTTTTAGCAGTGATTTTTTATACTCGTCTATTTCCTTAATAGCATCTTCTTGACCTGATTTTGCATCATTTATCATTAAATCTGCTACTCCCTCCATTATTTCATCCTTATGCCTATTCAGATATTTGATAAAGTATTCCTGCATCAAATCAGTATCCATATTTGCTATATCCGAATATGTGTCTCCACTTCCATAACTGCCAGAAAAAGAAAAATAACAAAGATTACTTATATTCATACTCTGAATACTCTCCCTTCTGCCAAATCCATCTGTATGCTTATCTATTCCACTATTGCTATGGCTTTGAAACTCTTCTCTGATTTTAGGGAGAGTTTCTTTAATAAACTTTTTCAGTTTTCTGCCAGTAGTGATTAACTTACTTAATTCTTTTGCTGTCATCATCAGTCTCCTTTCTTTTTAATCCGTTCTAGTACATCTCTGTTGGCTTCCAATATTTCATCGAAAGACAGAATAGGCATCCAACATATAACCTTAATATCATCCTTTTCGACACTTTTCCTAAATATGATATATCACTATCAGTAGTCCATATACCATTTTCATACGTGAATACATCTATATGCTTACGTGATTCAGCTTCTCTATCATCGTATTTATAGTAATATAAAAATCCGACTAAAACACGCTACTCTTCATCTGGTAATCGTTCTTCTACTCTTATCCATGGAGATTGCTTTTTCTGCCACTCAACACCAGACGCAAAAACTTTACGCATATATGTTTCAACCACATGCGGCTGATTGATGCGATTTGCTAATTGAGCTACCAATGATTTAAAATTCATATCTATCTTGTTTTGAGCCTAATTAGGCTACATCGTTAATACTAATTTCTCCTTTCAAAACTCGTTCTACCTGCCTGTCGATTATCTCTTGAAACTCTATCTGACAGATAAGCGAGCAATCCGGTATAATCTCTTCTACTGGGTCACCTCGCCATGTTGGGAGTTCGTCAAGGAAGATTCGTCCGTCTTTATCTTTTAGACAAGTTGCACCTACATCACGTTCAATCTGCGCCACCTCGTTAAATACATCCGGGAAGTCCTTTCGTATCTTATTCCAGTAGCCCATTCCGCCTTTCACGCAACCGATACAATTGTTGTTATTATAGCCCATCTTGTACATAGCGGGGATTTCAATACCGGCTTTCCAAAGCATTCCCATTGCATCCTGCTTCGTAATCTGCTTTTCAATAAGCGGGAATAGTGGCTTTGTGTCCGGGTACTGCTGTTTTAATCGGATAGCCCGGTTAATCTCTTTCGGGTCATAATCGAAACCCCAAACTTGACCGTCCCAGTGCTGCAATTCTTTTTCCAACTTGTAGCGGACTTTCTTTTTCAGTTCAAGAGTACAGGCGGCACCATGCGCGCCGTTGATATACCCCTTTCGCAACACATCAGACACACAGGTGTACTTGTCGCTTCGGATAATGTGGATAGATTGATTGTACCACTTTTCACAATCTGCCAAGAATCTAGTGTTATCGGGATGACCGGAACCAGTTTCAATATAGTAGATATGCACATCATCGTATAGGCTTAATGCTATCTTACAAGCAACTGCGGATGTAGCACCGCAACTGAACCATGCTATTATCATTTGATTCCTTTCTAATTTTATTTTAATTATTTTTTTGCAATATCATTCCAAAAAGCAACGCCTTCAGGAGTATTATTAAAAGGGAATGAAATAGTTAGAAACCAATGAAAACAGCAATCAACATCTAACAAATTGTTCATCCGCTCTTCATTTGTCATTGAGAAGTCAGGACACTCAATATTAAATGTCTCATTTGCTCTTTCTGTATTATATTTCCATTGATTGAAAATACCTAGTCTTTCTAATTTTGCTATTTTTTCATTCCTCTTCATATTGATTGACTTTTAGTTCTTTACATCTATAAAGGTAATCATTATTGACAAGTTTTACAAACAGAACATTCGCCAATTTAACGCCATTTTATGCTGCAACTGACCCTAGTTCACGTAACTTTTTACTAATACATTCACAGAGAACACGTGCCATGTTAACTTCGACTGCATTCCCTATGAATTTCTTTTGGTCAGCCTGTGTACCAATTAACACATAGTTTTCTGGAAATCCCATGATACGCTTTAGTTCAGGTATGCGTAGCATTCGCATTTTAATATCAATTATCCCGTATAAGCCCATGAACTCTTTTATTTTTTTTGTCATAGGGCTGTCGGTATCATAAATCTCGATTACTACATGTCCAGTTTCAGTTGCGATCAAATAAGGCGGCATTTTATCCATACGTGCTATGAGAGTGAAGCATGGATTATCAACGGAACCACCTGCACTATTAAATTGAGGGTTCATTAGGTAGTGCCACTTTCTATTTGCAGTGACTGTTTGTGCGGGCTCTTCTATGCTACTACCAACGTTGGAGAAGTTTGTATTCATAATCCACGGCTTGCAGCTAACAAGATTGTACTTAGGATTGGCGGTAATACATCCAAGCGGCTTTTCTGTAGATGAAGGTTTGCTGTTTCCATATTGCTGGTCTATGAAATATGGAGAAACGAGAGATAACCGATCCTTCGTTGTTACGGTTGCAGACGGTTCATTTATTGAGCGGTTAAATCCGTTACCGTAATGGGCTGATACAAACGCATGATGGTCTTTGCATGTAATTGTTCCGGCTGGTTCATTAATAGAAACATTCTTGCTTTCGGGGTGTCCACTGAACTGTTTTGAAAGAAAGCATACCTGCGCAACTCCCAGTCTGTTTTGCGTAGCTACTACCGGGCATGGTTCGTCAATCCCAGGGGCATTATATTTTCCAGTCCGGCTCATGGAATTATATTTGATAAGAAAAGCATCTTTGCCCCCGGCTACAAATTTTATCAGGCCGGCATAGATACGTTCCATTGTCTTTTCAGCAAGTGGCTTCTCACGAAAAATACTTGTTCCTTCATCGGAAAAATCCAGTATCTCTTTAACCGGGCGCCACTTTTCCAAACGACCAAACATATCTTGTTTACCGTTTTTACAGTGAGTGGGTTGTGGAAATACTATCGGTAATCCATTTTTGGCAAATATACCAAAGAAGCGTTTTCGAGTAGTATATGCACCATAGTCGGCAGCATTGAGAATACGGAAATCAAAGTTGTAGCCATACTTTCTTACGTTGCGTACCCATCTTTGATATAGTCTACCTTTATCCATGCTGATAGGCTTTCCGTTTTCGTCCATATCACCCCAACTCATAAATTCTTCAACGTTTTCAATCTGAATGTAATCCGGGCAAATAGCTTCAATGTACCGGAAAAGATGTTCAGCAAGTGTGCGACTATCAGCGTCCCGAGGTTGCCCACCTTTTGCTTTGGAGAAGTTCGTACATTCCAGGCTCGCCCAAAGAACGACCGCTGCACCCGGATATTGAGCCTTACATTTGGCAAGATGTTCAATTAGCGGGGAAAGTTCCAGCGTGCGAATATCTTCCGTAAAATGCAATGCATCCGGATGATTGGCCGCATGGCTTGCAATGGCGTTGGCATCGTGATTGACGCAGGCTATTACTTTAGCACACTGTTTACCATCAATTCTTGCAGATTCCACTCCTGTCGAGGTTCCACCTGCTCCACAAAACAGGTCAATATATAATAAATTTATACTACTCATTTCTTTTCTTCAAATTTCTTTGATTATTGATTTCAGACATACACATGCGGCACCAAGAAGTCAATAAATGATATTCCTTACCCTTTCTCACTACTATACGATTGTAGAACCGGTTCAAGTAGAAGTAATTTCCGCAGTGTGTACATTTTTTCATCTCACGTCCTGAAGCATCTATAATACGATTGCGAGGTTTGCGATGAATAAGAGTACAGTTTTTACACTCACCATCAGTTCCACGATGCCGCCGGCAATGTGATAAGGATTTTGCCCCACATTTAGCAAACACCCTACAATCTCTACGAGGTATTGATTGATACACATTCATGGCTTCCTCGCATTCAAGAATTTATTTACTACACGAGAAAGTACATCCTCATTCTCTGGCATCAGCCATTCTTTCGCAACGTTCCAAGCAATACTCATAGTTGGATTGAAGTTATCCTTCCTGACAGTGTGGTGAGACAAACGCCCTTCAGTGGGTTTCAAATCCTTATCATGTAAGATACACAGTCCATTTTCGAAGAAAGCACAAAACTCTTTGCCGGAAACAGGTTGAATCATCGGAATAGCAATATTAATAACCCCTAAGAATATACCAGCAGCCCAGTTTGTCAGTGCTAACCTGTCGGCATAACCAGCATCTATAATTCGTTCAATATCATCAGGAGTACCTAAACATGGCGTATGACATTGTTGTTTACAAACACTGCATGAGCATTGTACAGGTACACGACCTGAAGCCCTCATTACCCTTTGTAATGAGGTTTCTTTTGATAATTCTCTCATAGTAAATTATTTGAGATACTACAGATTATTAAACATCGCCCCACAGCTTTACTGCAAGGTCATAATTTTTTTTAGCCTCTTTTACTGCTTTATTGGCATAAGCCATAGCGTATGTATGCTCGCGTCGGTACTTACCGGACTTCAATCCTTCGTGATATTCTTTTGCTTGTTCCAACTTATGTTCATAGAAATCTATACTTTCCGGCATGGACAAGTTTATCGTATTAGCCCTTTTTTCCCAATACTTCGCAACTCTTTCATGTTCGGCAGCCTTATCGCTAAACTCAACGCTTTTCCCCATGTTATTCCAGGCATCATCTATCATTTTGCGATGTCCTCGTTCGCTATGGTGTCCAACTTTGATAGGCTCACCCAAAGAAAGGAAATCGCGATGTTTATTTGATTTCTGAAAATACTCATTACTTTTTTGTACTGCCGATGACGCCCATTCATGCCTGCGTTCCGCTCTTTGCTTAGCCCATTCTTGAACATTAAAGCCGTCAGCTCTAACGATGGAGTAATAGTAAAACCCATCTTTCTCGAAGATTAGGTTAAATACTATACTTTCGTTCTCCTTACCATACTTGGTGGTAACCTCAATAGTTTCACCTTTTTCGTGCTTCTCATCACACTTTGCCAAAAATACATTTGGCGCAAATTTGTAATACGTGTTCATTGTTTTAATTAAATTGGTTTGACTTATATGAAAAATGAGAAACCACAGCTACTTAGCCGTGGTTTCATCATTAAATAACTTTGGTTGACTGGGTTGAACCAAATCATCGAATAAACCAGGAACACGAGGTTGTAACGCCTTGTATTCTTCCTGAAAGAATTCTTCTTTGGTTCTCCCATGTTTTTTACCCTTTCGTGTATGTACATCGAAAGTGTAATCTGGAATAGGAATAGGATAACGCCTGACATCATTTATCCACTTTTCTATATCAATATCCTTTCTATCATAGATGAAGTTTTGCAAATGATCCGCATCACGATTCTTTCTACATTCACAAAGGAGAATAACAGCTTTACTGACAAATATCCTCCCTTTGGGTTCAGTAGCAGTCTTGTTTACCAGCTCATGCCCCTGCCACAATGCTTCTATCTCTTTAGTAATGATTCCATAGCAATCTTCAGCACTAATGGTAAACAGACGCTTCCACACATAGTCGCGGTACCCACTCGCCCAAAGTTCCAATGCAAAAAAGCCGGCTACCCCGGTGTCGGCTCGCCTAATGGCTTTCTGCATTGCAGAACTCACCTCAAAGAAATCATATCCGCAAACTGTTCTTATAATCATAATTCTAATTTAATGGTTTGACTTTTAGTTTATTACATCAGTAAAATTAGCTAAAAAAGGCGAATATGACAAACAGAATGGACGCCATTTAAACGCCTTTTTTACAGACTATTAGAATTTGAATTTGCATGATATATTATATTGAACGAGCTGCTTTGTTTTGTCTTTCCCATTAGTGGTTGCACTCTTTAGCAAAATACTATCACCAAAATTCTTTTTGATAAAGAGGATAGATTTACGTTCCTCTTCCTGATTCCTTATAGAAGCAAGCCCACCAGCGTTTACAAAAGTGTTCTTTTGCTCAAAATTATACCGCAAATCGGTTAAAACCTTACGTTCTTTGTACTTCATGTAACAAGAAATCCAAAAATCTTCCTTCAAACGTATTTCCTCATTCCACCAAGTGTTTTTGTTATAGATTACTCCATAACTGCAACCGGTTATCATTTTCGAAAGAGAAAGAAAAGCGGATTCATCATACATTACCGGCGATATCCGAGCGGTGAAGCCAAACAGATGTACATCCATCATACTGGCCATCTCAAATAATGACTGAATGATATTGGTTATCTTATCTTTATCCTTTATCCGGCTAGGTTCTCCTTTTTCCACATAAATAGGTTTGCAGGCATGGACATCATCATCAAGCATGAAAAGTTCTCCAAAATGCTTTGCCATCCAGTTACGTTTCGGGATGAGGCCCATAACATCGTCAGGATGAGTAACAATTTCACATTCCGGGTTAAATTGTTGATATAAGTCAGCTTGACTTTCAGCAACGCAAATGATAGGATCGTTCACCAACTTTTTAGCGAACACCCGGTCATGGCGCTTATGACTTGGTATTACTATTTTGCAAGGCATGGCGAACGTCTTTTATGTCGATTACATTACTCTTACTTACTTTCCCGGTCTTGTACGACTTCATGTGCTGCATATCCAGCCTTTCACGAAGCCAGTTGCTATCTACCTCATTACTTGAGGTGATGATAAACAACTCATGTTTTTCGTCATACTTTGGAATGAGAGGATAAATGGCTGTATCATCCGTGATGGCATCGAAGCGCTCTTTAAATTCATCCTCTTTCTTCTCCGGGGCAAATTCGATGCCCCAATCTTGGAGTTCCGCCTTATTCCACTCGTTTTCCATAACGTCCAAATCATTCTCACCAAAATTGACATTATCTTTAGTGGCATATTCCCTCAACTTCTTAACGGGGGTATCAGGTGCCAGAATTTTACAAGGCAGTTCTTTATAACCTAACTCCTTGCAAGCTCGCAAACGTAAATTACCACAAACAACAATATATCTGCCATCATTGTAGGGAAAAACTATAAGTTCTCGAAGTTCAAGCATCTCTGGCGAATCCTGAATGCTTTTCTTCATCGCTTCAAAGCGGTAATCACGAAAAAAACGTGGATTTTTCGGCAATCCCGTGAGCTGCCCCTTATTAAAATCAAGTAGGCAGACTTGAATAATCTCTGTCATAACTAACTATATTAAAATCAACAACACAAAATCAACAACACAAACAGTCAGTAACAACACCTAATCATTTTTTCTATCATCGAACTCTATCTTATCTTTGATAAGCTGTTCAATGTCCTCACAACCAAATCTTTTTAAATAGGCAACAAGGTAAATTATCATCTCGGCTGCCAATTCTTCATCTTCCGAATATTTAGGAAGATTATCACTCCTATATTTAGAAGCAATATCGAATTTTCTCCAAACGGCTTCAATTCTTATGCTAAACGCTTTTCTTGAGCTATGCTCATTCATCTTAAAGCGCTTCCTCATGATATTCAAGCATCTCTGGGCAAACCTATTCAATGTTATCATATCGATCGGGTTAAATTGTTAGACTAAGAATAATCTCACACTATTTAATAAAGGCGGTGGTCTGTTTTTATACAAATACATATCCATTCTTATTTAGATTAAATAGCTTCCATCAAATCAAATAGCGTCGGTGCATTCACTTCAATTTCAGCTTCATGCAAGTATGAAAGGCTGTCTTTCCAATAGTCATAATTCAACTCGGTAGAGAGCCCTTTACGCCCCAATCTAATAGCACAGTAAGGAACAGTACCGATACCGCCAAATGGGTCGAATACCAAGTCTCCTTTATTTGAATACCGTTCAATCAACCTCTCAACAATATCAAGCTGAAGAGGACAAATATGATTTTGACGTTTTTTCTGTGACTGCTTGGTATTGAGTGTACGCATCCGGGTAACGTCATCCCAAATCCAAGGTTTCTTACTTACAGGATCTACGGCCATAAATGTTTTTGGTAGTTTACCGTAAACTTCTAATTCTTCAGCGAAAGCAACATGTTCTTCATAATTGTATATATGTTCACGCTCATAGTTTCTAAACAAATGGCGTATCTTGTCAATACCGGCAACTTTCATATCTTCATAGCTTAACAAAGTATTACCTGAAGATTTCCAACTTGCATGAGCATCTATTTGCCAGCGGGCTAACGAATATTCATTCTTATTCTTGGTTACTGGCAAATCTGCATAGGCACGTGAAGTATCAGAAGGCAGTTTACGGAAAAGAAGCACATATTCAGGGCAACCAATACCCATCTTAGAACCATCTTTGCACATCTCTGTATAGCCAAGGCGGTAGGTCTGGTTATTCTCCCTTACCACATCGGTATCTACTGTGATACGCCCCATGTAGCGGAATCCGTGTTTCATGTAGTGAAATACCGTCATTTCGGAGAACGGGTCGATGGTGGGCATACCGTCACCTGTGGCATTACCGAACAATACACGGTCTTTCACATGGATGCAAGCCAGCCGCCCAGGCTTCAATATCCGCATCAGTTCTGGTGTGAGGTAGTCCATCTGCTCGAAGAACTTGTCGTTGCTTTCATTATGCCCGAAATCGTTATAGGTCGGCGTATATTCGTAATGATTGGAAAAAGGGATGCTGGTTACAACCAAATCCACCGAGTTGCTTTCCATTTTCTGACACTCCAAAACATTGTCGTTATTGATGGCTTTCCACAGTTTACCGGATTTTTCTTCACGGCTGGCAAACATCCAGCGCATCATCTTCTCCTCTGCCTGCAAACCGAACAGACCGTTCTCACGGACGATATCAGTCATTTTAGAAACCATTTCACGATGCTGCGCCCATTTCTGCATAAAGCTTTTGAATATCTCTCCTTCACTTTCTGCATAGACCAAGTAAAGGTCTACAGGATGTTTTTGCATGAAACGGTAGATACGGGCTATCGCCTGAAACTTGTCATTGAACCGGTAGTCGATGAACATGATAGCCTTATGACAATGGTACTGGAAGTTCAAACCCTCACCAAGCATTTCAGGCTTTGCGGCCAGGTATTTCAATCTCCCGTTTTTGAAGTCCGCTATCACCTTGTCGGCTTCCTCATCATCCTGCGAGCCATAAACAGCTTTGCAACCGGGGATAGCCTTGCAAAGGGCTTCCCGCTCACTCTCAAGGTCATGCCACAAAAGGAAATGCTCGTCCTTGTTTTCAGGACGATTAATAATCTCTACGACACGGGCAATCTTCTCTGCCATATTGTCCCGACGTTCTTTCGCTGCATCAGCAAGTCCGAGAGCAGCCTCACGAAACATCTTCACTTGTCCGTCACGGTCTGTACCGGCAGTGGAATTGTCAACGCTAACCACTTCTTCATGTACCCGCAGTTCCGGCAATTCATAGCCGGTATCAGGATAACCGAGGTCGGAAGGCTTGGTTAGGAACAATGCCCAAGTTGATACCCACAGCCAAAATTCTTTTTCTTTGTGTGGATAAAGCGTTAGATTATTAGCTTTGGTACTATCACGTTGAAAAAAACGTGTAAGGGCTTGACCTGTATCCATCACTCCAAGATATCCGGCATAATGTATCAGCTCCTTGTATCTGTTAGGTGACGGCGTGGCAGTGGCAACAAAGCGGAAAGGCACATCGGCGAACAGCGGTAGGAACTCTTGGTATGTCTTGGTGCCGAACCCTCTCAATACGCTTGCTTCATCCAATGAGGTAACGGTAAAAAAGGAAGGTTCTATTCTTACGCCGTCTTCTCCGTCACGGACACGCTCATAGTTGGTAATCATTATATCACACTTGCAGGCTCTGACTTCGCTCATGGTCTTGACATACTTAACTGTCATGTTCATGTGCTCCTTAGCTTGGGTGATAAACTCTACTACTACACGTTTAGGACAAACGATAAGAGCTTTACCAAAATACTGGTTGATTATAACTCTGCATATCTCCAATTGGGTTACTGTTTTCTGCATACCGAAACTGGAGAATATGGCACGGCAACCACCGGAAACCGCCCAACGAACGGTATCTCTCACATGAGGGTAAAGAGAAGTTGATATTTCATTAGGATTAACTTCAAATCCAGTATTGTGGCTAATAGCCATCTTGTCTTTTAGAAATTCTATATAGTCTTTCATTTTCATTTCAAATAAAGAGAGGAAACCGTTAGGCTTCCTCTGTGTTATCGTTATTAAGTTCTTCGAGTTGCTGTTTGAGCTTCATCTCTTTCTTGCTATATGAATCTGCAAGTTTCTTTGTTAGCGCATTGTAATCATCCGGATATTGTTCTGCAAAAAGGATTTTCTGACACTTTTGCAAATAGGAGCAGAAATTCACATTATTCGATGATAAGCATTCAGCAATAAAGGCTCTATACCATTGGTGTCGGTCAGCTTGGTTGTTCTTGACATAATTTACAAAATCACTCTCACCATTCCATTTTTTCAAATTCAGTTTTTCAAGATAAGTACTGCTACAACCGCTAAGAACCAGCACATCAAAAACAAGTTGTTCATTTTCAGAGAATTCTTTTGTTCTCTGATAATATGTTTTCTCTTGCGCCCACTTGCGCATTTCTTCAGCAGACTTCTCCTTGACTATATCCTTCGCTCTTTTTAATTGGGCGTTTATTTTTTCCCTTTCTATCTCTTTTAGATCGGCAACGGCGGAAGTAGAGGAAGCCGTTGCTTTTCTAACATAATAGAAACTAACGTTAAATTCGGGAGAATAATGTCCAAAAAATGAAAGACAACGATAAACTTCTCCATCTTCAAGCATTTTCAAAGTGCGTTCATCATCTTCTGAATACCAGCACTTACATCTAAAGATTTCATCAGGATCAACTATTTCAAATCCAAGTTGTTTAACAGCTTCCAAAGTTTTTTCATAGAAAACCTTTCTATCTTCTCCCCAATATGTATCGGGACGTCTAGCGATAATTACTGTTTTTCCAAATGAAAGAGGTTCGCCAACTTTAACAAGATGTTCATATTCTAGTTGAATTTTCCGCGTCACATAAGCAATCTGTTTTTTCTCATAGCAAGCAGCATTGATACATCTAGCATCCTTACTATTCATTTCATAGAACAAACAACCATGATTACACGTATTATTCTCACATTGAGAACATGATTTAATATCAGTATTTTCCCAATTATCGGAATCATCTTTAATCCAAGGTGCGTTACCAAGCTCCATGAAAGAATTACTCACAAATTCTCGAATCATAGCAGTAGTACATTGTTCTTCCTCCTCCTCATGAAACTCTTTTTGAGTATCTTCATCCAATTTAGAAAGAATCATAGCACCGGACAATGGTATATCTCCATTTCTTACCCGCTCTTTTAGTTCAGGAATAAGAGAATTCAATTTAATACGGTCAAATACAAACCGGGTAGACTTTCCTATTTTAAGAGCGATATCTTCCAAAGTTCGTCCTTTTTCAGCCAACTGCGCAAAGGCAAAAGCTTCTTCGATGGGATCAACATCTTTTCTTTGAAGATTCTCGGTAATCATCGCTTCAAAAGCCTCATCATCTGTCATTTCTCTGACAATGCAGGATATTGTCTGAAATTTTTCCGACTTTTTTCGATGGGCTTTGATTTTTGCAACATTCGCTTCATCTTCCTTTGCTTTCAAAAGTGACACAGCCCGGAAACGACGCTCACCGCAAACAATTTCGTATGTGTAAGGTAATGGGGTAACATCTCCGGTTTCTAGGTTAGTCATCTCCTCGGATTTAGCAACTCTGACAGTGACAGGTTGCAATAAACCTTGCTTTTCAATGTTGCTTGCAAGCTCTTCAAGAGCTGCTTCATCAAAAGTCTTTCTCGGATTCAAAGGAGAAGGACTGATAAGGTCAATTCTAATGTTTTGTACTTCCATAATTTAATTATATTGGTTTGACTTTTAATTCATTACATCAGTAAAATTATCGTAAAATGACAAGTTATGCAAACAGAAACTTCGCCATTTTAACGCCATTTTCATGCGGGCTTATTACGTATTTGAATGAAGCCACGTTTTTCCGTTTCCCGAAGCAATTCCATATCTTCCTCACGGATATAACAATCCGTTTCACCATTAACAGTTGTGTGATTAGGAATACCAAAACGCTCCCGTATTCTTCTTTTCACTTCAGGAATATCTTCAAGTTTGATATGCCTAGTGTTCCAGTAAATTGTCACCTTCTGCTTCTTGTTTGCCATTTTCTCTTTTGTTTAGATAAGAGATTATTTCATTTGAGAGACTTAACGCTTTAGCAGCTTCTTCATCTCCTTGCTCAACTCTAAGTTTGAGTTCGTTCCGGTATTCTTCATACGACAAGCCACTTGTATAACTCACTTCCTCCGACAAATTCTCTTTATGAAAATTCCATGACTGATTATCAGCAACAGCACAACGTTCTTTATTGTATTCACGAAGCCAACTCATGATGACCTGACCATCAATTCTATTATAGATATTGCCATATTTCATTTTCATTGCGTTCTTGAAACACAGTTTAAAATCATCAGTTTTCATATATGGATATTCTTCAATGATTAAATCTACTGTAGTAGCGGCTTGTGTAGCCGACATTGGATTACCGACATTGAAAAACTCCAAGGCATCAGCTATCAATATGACCAACACTGCTCTGGCTTGCGGCTCACCAAACTTTCTTATAATAGTGCCAATAGAAGGTTCATCACTTTGAAATACATCTTCAACCTTCTTGGGGCATAGAGCTTTGCAATAGTTTTTCGGCGAGGTCCGTAAGACTGCTAACCGATTCTCTTCTTGTGGCCGCAGTATCAGTTCGTTTTCCATTGTAATTTCCTTCTAAAATTTTAGTAAAATTCGCAGACTTGAATATCCAGTCAAAAGTGCACCTCCAATTTTTATCGTTTTGTCCAAGCAAGAAAGGACTGTCTAAAACCAATTGGAACACATCGAATACAGCTTGCTTCCCGTATTGTGCGACACGTGCTTTAATAGCTTTCTTTCGTTTTGCATCTATGGACTTTATAGCAGGAAGTTTACCTTTAAACGTGGAATTAAAATAATCCATTAGCCCACCCCAATCAATCTTTTCCTCGGGGAACAAAGAAAGCTCGTCTTTCTTTGATTCTCCTTTAGGAGAAGTTTCTTTCTTTTTTAAATGAGAATCATTATCATCTACATAATCATTATCATATTCATTATCATTATCGGGTTTTGTGGGTTCTTTTGGGTTTCCAAATAACCCAGTGGGTTTTGTGGGTTCTTTGGGTTCTTTTGGGTTTTCACTTTTCGGACGTCCCCCCTTAGAACCATTGCTCTTATTCCTTTCCACAATAGACATATACTTTTCAGTATCCCTGTCTATATCTATCTTTATAAAGTTGAAAGCAATATTTGCCATAGGTTTCAACCCCCGAAGATTTCCCGTTGTCGCATACTCAATTATGCTTTCGTAAATCTCCAGCCTGACATCATCCGGCAAATCCTTGATTGCTTCTCTCCACCCTTTATAAAAGATGAATGAATTTCTTTCCATATTTTAAGGGATTATACTCCGATTAGTAATAAAACTCACAGACCTTTTGCTTCCTTCAGTTTTTTCGCTTCTTCCTTGTAATGAGTAATCAGCTTTTCTAATTGAAAGTCACTAAATTGCTTAGTAACATTTTTCTTGGCTTCCAGGATCAGCACATTTCGTTCACCATACTTGGCAACTAGACGTCTGCGATAATCCTGAATATTTCCTTCCATGAAGCGGTTACAATGTGAACATTGAGCATTGCAGTTCATTTCATCAAAGCGAGTACTCATGTGTTGGCGGTTGATGTAATGACCGCAATCTGCTTTATTGAAAGGCTTTATTTTACCACATGAAATACACTGAAAATATCCATTAGGCATCGTATCACGATAACGGATGAACAAACTAAATATTCTGTCTAGTTTATCGACAAGATCAGGTTTCTTCTTGACCTTAACACCTTCTACCTCGAAAAGAGGCTTTTTCTTTTCTTTCTTCTTGTAATTTCTCCACATGATAATTAAAATACTACATTGGTTAATTGACGGCCACGACTCATTATACACCATTTTCCCTTTTCAGGCTGTTCTATGCGTAACTCTTCAACACGCCCAAAACGCCGGAAATTCCCACTCAAATCAACAACCCAACCCTCTTTACCTTGGCAGGGACGAATAACACGACCGACCATTTGATAATAGAGGGAAAGGGATTTGGTTGGACGTGCAAGAACAACCGTATCAAGCTCCGGGTAATCGAATCCGGTTGTAAGTACTCCGACATTAGCAACAACTTTTATTCTTCCATCTTTAAAACCTTTCAGAATTCGTGCCCTTTCTTCCTTTGGAGTAGAACCGCTAACAATCGCACAATTAGGAATTTCGGAAGCCAGTTTTTCAGCTTCACGAATAAACCTCGTGAATATTAAAATACCTTTGCGTGGTATGCCCGATTTGGGGTTCAACAGACGTTTTGTCCATCCAACTATATCTTTGTATATGTCCACACGTTCAAACTCTTGCAGAAGACTTTTTTCATCGTAATCTGCACCAGTAGAATTAGTCCTGACTCTACTTAAATCCAACTTTGTAATATCATAGTATTTCAAACTTGCGAGAAATCCTTTAGCAAGTAGTTCACTCACCTGACAGTGATAAATAACATCAGTGAAAACCTTTGGCCGGGTACGAGTTATAAATTTAAGCATAGCACCACCTCTTCCTGAACATAATCTGTAAGGAGTCGCTGTCAGCCCAATAACTTTCCTTTGCTCATCTTCAAAGAATTCCTTATACATTCCTTTCTCCGGATTCACTAAATGACATTCATCAATCAGAACGTGCTTGAAATGTTTGAAGAAACTCATGTGTTTCATCACACTACCAATCATAGCAAACGTAATACGATTGATATCCTTTCTTCCGGCAGAAGCTGAATAAACTCCACAATCGAATATGCCGTATGATTGAAGTTTCGCAAAATTTTGTTCGAGTATTTCCTTGCTAGGCTGGAACACTATCAGCGGCCCGTCTATCCGTGCAGCTATATTGGCAATGACAAGGGACTTCCCGGCACCAGTGGGAAGAACTATCACGTAGTTTTTCTTTTCCTTGGATTTAAAAACGCTGACCGCTGCATCACTAGCACTTTTTTGGTAGTCTCTTAACTGGTATGTCATAATTTGATGTGATATTTATGAACTTTCGAATGACAGTCACCACAAAGGGTAACGAGACAATCAAGATGTTCAAGTTCATGACCAACGATTGATTTTCCGTTAACCCTGTATGTTTTGTGGTGAATCTCTAAATTGAAGTCTTTACCGCACATCTGGCATTTATGTCCATCCCTAATACGAACCTTACGCTTGGCTTCTTCCCAATCTGGATTATTCACAAGCCGCTTCACATAGTTGGACTTCCTGCCTTTTTTGTGCTGCAATCTACTCATCGTCTTCCGGTTCTTCTTCAGGAAGTTTATCAGACAGGTCTTCTTCGAACTTGTCCCCATAATCTTCTGTATCATCAATAGGACGTTCTACTTCAGGATATTCAATACCAAACAAATCAAGCATCGCTTTTCTGTTTCGATCTTCCTGTGCCCAAAGAGAACGTTTGTCCCAATCAGGAATTTTTTCAGCTTTCACAAGCTTAAACTCACCGTTCACCCATGAATAATACAGGAAATATCCATCAAGAGCAAACCGGATCGTATTCTTACTTGAAAGATGATACTCCCTCGTCCCCTTTTTGACCTCGGCAGCCAGGTCTTTAATTTCAGTCTTAATAGAAGCTAACCTGTCTTGTGCATCACTCTTAATTTTCTTTGCACGTTCAATGGCTTCCAACAGTTCACGTTCGCGTTTGGGGACCTCATTCTCTTGCTTGATGCAATACTCTTCACGAATTTCGGAAATCTCAAATTCATCCAGTAAACGTTGTGTCACCTCACTTTCAGGGAATGTAGCATTGAAATGCTCATTCACCAACTTTATCAATTCATCTACATTCGTAGAACCCTGAAATAAAACAGGGGGAAATTTTTCCCGAATAGAATCGGGAACTACAAACTCGATTGTCTCGGGTTCGTAGTTTCTCAAATTTGCAATCATAAATTATAAAAGGATTAATTAGTACCGGTTTTGGTACTCATGAATAAAATCTAAGTAATGCTGGTCTTCAGGCAATGGAAGTGTAATACCAAACTCGGTGGCCGCATCTATTTTCACGCTTTCCATGAAATTATGCATCTCTAAAGTATTAAGTTTACTTGTTCCTCGCACAATAGTTTCCACCTTACCATTCACATGAACCTGTTTCACAAGAAACTTCTTACAATACAAGTCATGTATATCCTGAACTCCAGCAGCAGTGCTCCAATACTCTTCACCTGTGTATTCACGCAAACAGGCACCAATACACTGAAACCATTTCCACATGAGAGCATTTTGATTTAATGTTCTCGGCTGTGTTTTTTTCTTAATGGTTACAGTGTATTCTCCATTACGAAGTGTGCTGCACATGAACTCGAAAGACTTATCCATTTGGATTTTGCCATCTTTCTTCGTCAATGTTGCTTCCATAACCTATCAGAATGGCAAATCGTCCTTGGTCGGTGGTGGCGGTGGCGGGCACTCATTCACCGCACTTCGAGTCTGATTATTGGTGTGTTCCGGAAGAGGTGGCGGTGGTGGCGCTTGTTGAGGCTTAACAGAAAGCATCTCCATATTATCAACAAAAAGTTCTGTAATATACCGTTTAATTCCTCTGCTATCATCATAACTCCGAGTTCTTATCTTTCCTTCCAGATACAACTTGTCTCCCTTATGGACATACTTCTCAACAACATCGGCAAGACCACGCCAAACAACAATATTATGCCATTCAGTTCTTTCAGGAACCTGTGTTCCATTGGCAAGGGTATAACCTTTTTCAGTGGTGGCAAAGGAGAAAGTGGCCACTTTAGAACCAGCTTCCAAAATTCTAATATCGGGGTCTTTGCCAACATGCCCGATAAGCATCAATTTGTTTAAACTCATGATTTATCCTCCCTTATTGTTACACGGATACTATCAGCTTTAGGAACTGTTTTGATATACTTAGAATATAATTCCGGATAGTCAGCCTGAAACTTTTTAGTATCAAAATTGTCACTCGTAGAAGCGGGTGTATAACTAACTCGCAATCTTCCGGCATCCCATGACTTGACACCATTCTCACGCATAGCAGTTTTCAATTTTGCCTTATAATCTTTCTGAATCTTGGTTAGATCTGCAAGTTCTTCCTCAATTCCGATTATAGTATTTACAAGTTGCATTGGAATAAGTAACTTGTCATCATCAGGGGCAGGAACAGGAAGAATGGATAGATATTGCTCACCCTTCTTCTCGCATTCCATTAATTTCTTGACTTCTTTATCAGGCTTACGAGGAATTTCAACCAATTCATGTTTATCACCACGTACCCAAATGCCGAACAATTTATCAACTTTGAGTAATGGATTTTGTAGTTCAAACAGATAAGCATAAATTGACAACTGCCAACTCAAATACTCTTCGTCAAGATGCAGCGTAGTTTTGATGTCACCAAGACAGATTCTACCGGCTTTCTCCCAAACACAATCTATATTCGATGCAAAGTATTCGTTATCAGACACCGTGTACTCATTAGCAAAAGCCTTATATCCAGCTTTCGTCCGCTCTTTCAAATAATTCTCTGCTTCAATACTTTCAGGCGGTAAGCCTGTTGCATCAACAAACTGGCATTGAGCATGAATAAGGCTCCCCTTCTCAGCAGCTCTCTTCAATACAAAATCGGGGACATCTTTATATTTGTCAGGGAACAACTGCCGGCTAATCATACCGGTTATACCTTGCAACTGTTTTTCACCGAGCATATAAGTGTGGTTTTCCTCATTGAAAACCACACTGGATTTCACTAATTCTATCATTATTATCAATTTCTAGGGGGATATGTTTTCTGCATGTCAATAGTTATGTTTCTGAACTCCTTATTATTGTGAAGTTCGGGATGTTCAGCCCAAACTCTCTCAAGCTCTTCGCGGCTTTTAACACCAGTCATTTGTTTAATTGCACGATCCAGGTCTACACCAGTATATACTTTGCCCGAAGCGTTTGAAGCAGAAACATTGGGAGCATATACTTTTTCCTTTGTATTACCATAAGCAAAACGAACGCGGTTTTTATTGTCCACAATAACAAGTAAAATAATCTCCTTTTGCTCGTTATAACCAATCTCTTTTACACTGAATTTGGTGTATAGAGCAGGAGAACCTGTTTTGCTCTGATATATTTCATTTTTCTCAAGTGGAATCCAAATGAAAGGACCCGTATAAAGTTCACGCCCAATTCCCCAGTTAAATCCTGCACGTTTAAAGGCGTCCGAAGCCTGCCCTTTCTCTTTTTCTGTGCTAGATTCTGTCCCAACATCCTGTTTACTCACCCATTCCTTCTTTTCATTATCCCAAATGGACAACGTACAGAATAGATTCCCATTAACGACATCATGGTGCCGTTTCCAGTTCATTTCTCCGAACACTTCATCAAGTATTCTCATGTCTACTCGAGCATCCTTGTATAATAGCAAGGAGCAGCCCGAACCGTCCGGTTTCATAGTACCAACCCTACATTCAATTTCAGAAGCTAGAAGCGGTCTGATAGAATTTTTCTTCTTCTCTTCATTCTGAACCGTTGATACAGTGTTTTTTCTCGCTGTCATAATTCTAATTTAATGGTTTGACTTTTAGTTCATTACATCAGTAAAGGTAATCGTTATTGACAAGTTTAGCAAACAGAAACTTCGCCATTTTAACGCCATTTTCAGGTAGTAAAAACTGCCTGTACGATATTGTACAGGCAGAAAAATAAGAAAATGAATAATCCAATGTACCTTATGGAACGGCTACGCTTTGAAGGGTGTACGGCTCCCTGATTTATACATAATGTAAATGCTAGTGGACGGAACCGGAGTCGAACCGGTCTCACGGAATATTGGTGCACCTCACCGCAGTTTCAACCAACGATATACATATCCGCCCGATTAATTAAAAAGGTGCACTATCTTCACAGACCATACACCCCAATCACAAACACAAAACAAAACTCATGAACTACTATAATTTAATTAGGATCAGAAGGGTGAATGGCGTGGGGATCGAACCCACATCACGCATATCTGCGTATGCTGCCAATTACACCAGCCATCCGTTTTAAGTGAACTATTCTCACGAACCATTCACCTAGAACACAAACACAAAATAAAACACGACATTAACTATTAAATAGCACTCTCACGAGCTTTTGTGGGGCAGTTTAGGAGTCGAACCTAAATAATTGCAAATGCAATACATAAAGCACTTCGTACGCTTTCTTTATGCTCTCTTTACCATTGAGAATACCTCCCCTTGTTGCCACATCAACCCGTGATGTGGCTCAATTTTAAATTTAGAAATTTGAAAAAATCAATTCACTCTCACGAGCTTCTTGTTTCCGGATAGCCGTTCAAAGCACACCGGAATAGTATAGAACAATTAAAACTCAAATAACAGGGGCTTTAACCCTACAGCGTCCTTTTCGCTGGCAACATTAGTTAAACATAAAAAGAAAAATTCTCTGTGAAGGAACCCGGACTCGAACCGGGATGACAGATTACCTATGTATGACTTTCTTCAATCTATCTGCATACTTGCGTCTACCAATTCCGCCATTCCTTCAGGTCGTAGCCAGACGCTTCCGGCTACATTGATTGAATTGTTATTGATACAAACATAATTTTCCCCCTCACGGGTTACTTAACTCTGATTGAGTTGAGCCGGGAAACGGATTCGAACCGCTGACCTCATGTAGAAACATGCGCTCTAACCAACTGGACTATCCCGGCAGATGCCCGGCGAACCGGGCTAAATAAACATGACAAATACTAAAATTAAGCAATGCAGACCTTCACAGGCTATCTTTATTTTGTTTCCTATCTTCGTAGTATCGAAAACAGATATAATTCACTGATACGACAGTCACCAATACAAAAGCAGCAATAAATTCTTTCTTGCTAACTTCAATGCTATCTATAAGATACAGTGTTGTCCATAAGGCAATGAACATCATGGCATACTGTATCACTTTAATCTTTTTCATTTCTTCCGTTTTTTAGATTTAACTTTCCTTCCCGCACATCGGCAATGAAGTAATACTTGAGCAGCATTACAATGCCACTTGCCGTTTTGGACATTAGTGGGCTTATCACTTTCAATCTTACCCGCTTCTATAAGATTCATCAATTTCTTTTCCCCACCCACATAATACGCAGACTTATCTTTTCCAAACGTTTCTGTAGAAAACAGACGGAGAATATTATCTAGCAATATTTCAGCCATTTCACCTCTGATCATCTCAACAAGCAAGGTAGTTACGCAATTCTAGTTACTATAAACTGCATATTTTTTACGTCTGACTTTGTTTTCCAAACCATTCCTTCAGCTTTTTCTTTATAAAGCCGAGCATTTAAAGTGTAAGTAACAGACGTTTTTTGAATGATAGGAAATACTTCTATTGCACCAACGTCCATGTTTCGCAAAACATTGATTATACTGCGTCTTTCTATTTCTTTTTCCATACTGATTAATTTTAAAATAAAAGTTCCCCCGAACCAATTCGATCGGCAGCATCACGCTTTATTCGGAGGATTTACTTAACTTTGGGACGTATAATCAAAAATTAAGTGAAGAAATTCATTCATTATCTCTCTTTTTATCTCGATTAAACCCGACTTTACAATCTGCATAATCCCAAAAAGCTTTCTGTATCATAGCAGGAAGCTTTTCGGCTACGATTTTAGCTGATTTTATCGGCATATTCTCTACACGTAATGAGAATGTGGCATCTTCCAAATTCTCATTCCTATCGTTTTTAATTGTTACTTGAATCATGTGATTATTAATTGATTAATAAATTTCCCCCGTTCCAAGATTATTCACTAATAAAAAAGGAACGGGGGATTTTCTTATTTTTGAAGTGTCAAATCAAAAAACAAGAAAATATGAATAATGAAGAAAAAGTAGTTTCATACTACAAAGAAACTTTAGAGAAAAAAATCGAATGGACTTTCAGACTCCAAAGCACTCTGTTGACTGTTGCATCCGCTACTTTTGCTGTACTTGTTTCTTTAAGCAATCTTTCAACCAACAACGCTTGCAGTCGAATTTTACTATTGGTGGTAATATGTTCAAACGCACTATCCATCCTTTTTTCGTGTATAACCATATACGAGAATCGAGCAATGAGCAACGTGATGATACGCAACGCTCAAAAACGGGTAGAAGAATATATCCTCTATAGCTTATACAATTCCAAAATGACCGTAACGCCAGCCGTACCACGCAATAAAATCTTCGCAATTTGTGAGTCAATTTCCTACATTTCATTTCTATTCTTTATTATTAGTTTAACAGCCTATGCAATTTATAAGATATACACGCAGTTGTAACGTCAATTAAACATTGAAGTGATGAACGGATTCGAACCGCCGACCTCATGTAGAAACATGCGCTCTAACCAACTAAGCTACATCACCTTTATATACATAAAGCAAATGCCACGATTTGCCGACAAACGTCTAACTGATTTAGTTTTACAACGATACGGCTTGACCATTAACCACAGCATTATATCGTTG